AAAGATGAAAGACTCTCTTCCCAAACCTAGAGGTGTCCCGAGGCCAAACCCAATCCGCAAGGAGAAGGTTAAAAGGCCTTGGTATGACCCAAGACGGTATGCGGATGCCATACACCGTGATGCGGTAGTAACATGGCGCAGATTCGCAGAGGATATGAGACTGATACCATCTACCTGCGCGTTCGTAACACGCGAGGTCTTTAACCGCCAGTCTAGGCGGTCGTACTCCAAGTATGTGAGTAAACTTAAGGAATCCGCTCCTGATATCAGGCGTGAGCTCAGAATCACCGAGCTAGCCGCCATGATACAACCACACGGTCACTCCCACCCGATGAGCGCCATGCAAAGGTCTGCCGCTTCTGTCACTTTTTCCAACGTGATACGAGAAGCCGGATTTGAACCTTATAGCGTCTCAATGAGTGTTGCTGACCAGTTGAAGAACCAGCGCGGGTTCCGATTGGTTTACACCGATAAGGACTTGAAGATGAAATTACAAGACGATGTGGTGCGAAGCAACGATGTTCTAACATTGGTTGACGTCGATTACCACGCTGATATGCCGAGCTATTTACGGTATTTCCGCCCAATTATGATGTACACGCTGCAACCAACACAAGCAGCCTATCGGACGCATGATTATTCTTATTATGTGAATGATAACAAAGTGCATTATAATGTCAGCGGAGGTGCCCAGTACTCGCACGAAATTTGGGATTATGATCATGACGTGATAAGCGCAAGCTATCGCGGCTACACCAATTTCTTTGAAGTTGATCAGCGTGATGTGACGGTCAATGCCGATGGAGGAGGTCATCGAATAATAACGCTCGTGCCATTTGCACGTCTACCAGATGATTTGGCTAGCTCTATACAATCGACACCGTTGAAGCGAAAGCAGTACACCAGCAATGGTGTTTCAACTGTTTATAATGCGTCCACCGGCAATGTTTCTGTGTCGATTGATGGTTCCAACGAGAGCGTTGAGTTACCAGCACGAGTCTACCACGGCTTGATTGAGCGTCTACGAGGAAAGACGGGTGCCTTCACAGTCGGCGACGTGGAAGTGTTCATACATGACCAAGTCACTGATCGTAAAGTGGGTGCCGCATTCTTGTATGGAGCTCTCGTGCGCCGAGGTCTTGACTGTAACCTCAACACCAATCATGTGTCTACCGCTTCTGTCATCTCGTCCTATCGACCCCTGGGTGCTCGCCCTTTTGCACAATCAACTAATCCTTGTCAAGTGTTAACAACACCGATTGTGACAAACCCTGCCCTATTTCCGGAAAAATGCGCCGACAGCTCATCAGCTGCCATTAAAATGCGCGTTACCGATGTAGCGAACCGTAAAGTACCACCAACACAATACGGCGCTTGGGCTTCTGAGTTTGTTTCACGATTGGTGCCCGATCACATCGCTGGGACCGGCTTACCGGTATCCCTTGATGAAGTGATCGATGCACAGACGAGGCCAATGCAAAAGGCCAGAACCGAAAGGGTTAAACACAATTTGGGAGTTGGAGCCAAGAATCGGCTGGAATCCTTTGTCAAAGCTGAAGCTTATGCAAAGGTAACCGGCCCACGTGTCATAACGACTTGTAAAGCTGAACTAACAGTCGAAATGATGCGTTTTGTCATGGCTTTTAAACGAGACCTACTCGTCAACCGGGCCTGGTATGGACCCTGCAAGACGCCAAAGGAGGCCATAAAACGCTTCCGTGAGTTCGGAAATCATGGTTTTCTACTGGATGATTTCTCCTTCTTCGATGCTAGCAACTCTAAATGGATCAAAGACAACGTATCCCAAGCTGCATATTTGAGGTGGGTGAATCTCCAGGATCGGACTGTGCTTAAGGACTATATTGCAGAGGTTTATAAGAACCAAGCGGTCACCGACCATGGTGATCGATATGACCCAGGCCCGGGCACACGCAGTGGCAGCCCCCCCACTACGGACTTTAACACTATTCACAATGGGTATACACACTTTTGTGCTTTTCGGACAATCGGCTTTGGTGCCGATGAAGCGTTTGAGAATCTCGGATTGTATGCTGGGGATGATGGGTTGACACCCAATTTCCCCGGCTTGGAAAACGCCTTACGACAGGTGTGCGCTGATCTTGGTTATACTATTAAATTGACCACCACCCAACCTGGTGAGCGAATCACGTACCTCGGTCGCGTTTTCCCGCAACCCTTGACGCATGACGATAGTCATCAAGAGGCGATTCGCACGTTGGCCAAACTACATCTTAGTGCCAACAAAGCGGTGTCTCGTAACCAAGCTGCTTACAATAAGGCAACGGGCTACCTTAGCTCAGATGCGCTGACCCCGGTCATTAGTGATTGGGCAACGCGCGTTGTTGAGTTGAGCGGAATAACATCAGCCCGTGGTTTACTAGGAGAGGAAATGTGGAAGATGGACAATGGGGCCTGGCCCCAACATGATGTCGAGTTGATCGCACAATCCTTCGCTGCTGATCTCGGCTTAAGCTCTGCGGAGTTAGCCGAATATGCTGCTAAGGTGCGTGTCGCGGTCGACTTCGATAGCTTTCCAGCCCACTATGATAACGGACCCCGGCAGGTAGTAATACCAGCCGTCGTTGGTGACGTTCTCCTGACCCCAGAGCCAGTCGTACAATGTCTGAATCCAAGTTCACCCCATATGATGAAGCCGCCGGGAAAACCCTCGATCCACCAGAGGGGACCCGCTCAGCCGATCGTGAAGAAGCAAATCGGGGCCGGCAGCCCTGCGAAGAATGCGACATCCCGGAAATCATTGTCCCAGATTGTTGCCGTAACAAACATCTCCGCCACGCCGCCGCCCACATTAACATCCTCGCCAGTTTCGCCGTTAAAGCCGGAAAGCGACACGTCACCAATGTCGCCGACTATGAAACAGCCTGCCAACTTGTCGAATCCTTGCGTCGCATCCTCCTTGACCCCGCTTACAAAGCGCCAACGAAAGAGGATGGCACAGATGCGGAAACGGCGAGAAAGGTCGGAGCTCTCATCGTCCAAGGCTTCCATAACCGCGGAGCCAGTTCCGGAGATCCCGAAACAACGGGACTCCGCTACCGATTCTATCCACGCGAGCAACCCGAATAATCCGATCGTAGTGTTAGCCGAAGTGCATTAAGCTGCA